GAAGAAGATTCAGACGGAGATATTCCTATAATAGGTTTGACAGGAACAGGATATTGGGACTTTAGAGAATTTGGTGGTATACCAGCAGATAAATCTAGTAACAGTAACGAAAGTGATGTTAATCTTGTTGTACCGAGTGCGGCTGACTCTGGTAATATGTACACAGTTATTGCAGAATTCCAAAAAATCTATTAATAATGATTAGGAGGTCTTCGATGCCGAAACAATTAACAGGTCGTCAAAAAAAGACGATGAAAAAACACTCTAAACATCATACAAAAAAGCATATGGCTACTATGACAAAAGCTATGAAAAAAGGTAAAACTTTTACACAAGCTCATAAGAAGGCAATGAAAAAAGTAGGTAGGTAATGGCAACTTCCGGAACTAATACTTTTGATTTAGATGTCGATCAAGTCATTGAAGAGGCATTTGAAAGATGTGGAATTAATTCAAGATCTGGTTATGATTTAAAAAGCGCAAGACGTTCACTTAATATTATGTTAGCTGAATGGGCTAACAGAGGTATTAATCTTTGGACTGTTGAGCTTAGAACATTAACACTGACAGGTAGCACAACAAGTTACACACTCGATAGTGATTTGATTGATATACTTGAAGCAGTTATATTTAAAACATCAGACACTACAACTGATATTGAAGTTGATAGAATAAGCCGTGCAGAGTATTTAAACATTTCTAAAAAATCTAGTGAGGGCACACCTGTGCAATACTTTTTGGAAAGAGGAGCGTCAACTCCTAAGTTGTATTTATATCCAACACCAGATGGTGCACACACTTTTAAATATTATGGTTTAACTAAAATACAAGATGCTGGTGATTACAATGATCAGTTAGAAGTTCCAACTAGATTTATACCATGTTTAACTTCTGGATTAGCTTATTACACATCTGTAAAAAGAGCACCAGAGAGAACACCTTTACTAAAACAATTATATGAAGAAGAATGGCAACGTGCTTCGGAAGAAGATAGACCGCGTTCCAGTTTCTTTGCTACACCAGAAAGAGGATATATTTAATGGCACATGCATCTGGTAAATATTCAAATGCAATATCTGATCGTAGTGGCATGGAGTTTCCTTACAAAGAAATGGTTAAAGAATGGAATGGTTCTTTGGTTCATAAATCTGAGTTTGAAGCTAAACATCCACAGCTTGAAAGACAAAAACATGCGTCTGATGCACAAAGTGTAAAAGATGCTAGACCAGATAGACTAGAACCAATGACTGTATTTGTGGGTGGGGCTGGTTTTTTTGAGTACAATAATTCAATGCAAAAGAGCACAAAAGATTCACCTGTTGTTGGATTAACAGTAGGTAATGTAACAGTGAGTATATCATAATGGCAACAACTTATTCAGAACTAGTCACACAAATAAGAAACTACACAGAAGTTAGTAGCAGTGTATTATCTGATACTATAATTAACGATTTTATAGAACATGCAGAAAACAGAATATTTAGAGATGTTGATTTAGATGTTTTTAAATCACATCAATCTGCAAACATGACAGCTAGTAATGCTTTTTTGTCTTTACCGGGCGGTAGTTCACCAGAGCCAACATCTCTTGGAACAATAAGACACATGCAAATTTTTGCACCATCTGGCACATCGAGATCATATTTAGAACAACGCGATATAAGCTACATGAATGAATATTGGCCAGATAGGACAGCTACAGGCACTCCTAGATACTGGGCATGGTGGGATCATAACACAATTTATGTTGCACCAACGCCAGATGTAGCGTATAACGTAGAATTATCTATTACTAGATTACCAACAAGACTGTCTAGTAGTAATACAACCTCTTGGTTGGGTAATAATTCACCAGCATTATTACTTTATGGATGTCTTGCAGAAGCCTTCAAATTCTTGAAGGGACCAGCGGAAATGCTGCAACTATATGAACAATCATATCAACGTGCTCTTCAAGAGCTTGTTATAGAACAGCAAGGAAGACACCGAAGAGATGAATACATGCACGGGGCGTTACGTACTCCTCTGCAATCACAGAACCCATAGGAGGATAAAACATGGCTATAACTCAAGCTGTATGTACAAGCTTTAAACAAGAGTTGCTAGTTGGCACTCACGATTTTACAGCAACAACTGGTGATACTTTTAAAATTGCATTGTACACAAGTTCTGCTTCTTTGGATGCAACCACAACTGCTTATTCAAGTTCTAACGAGGTATCAAACTCTGGAACCTATACTGCTACTGGTGGAACGCTAACAAGCGTAACTCCAACTACTAGTGGTACTACTGCAATTTGCGATTTTTCTGACGTATCTTTTACATCAGCTACAATCACTGCAAGAGGAGCATTAATTTACAACAGTTCAGATTCTAACAAAGCTGTCGCTGTTTTAGATTTCGGTGGAGATAAGACATCTACAAGTGGAACATTTACAATTCAGTTTCCAACAGCCGATGCAAGTAACGCTATACTACGATTAGCATAGGAGAAAATAAATGGCACATGTCATTAATGATCGTGTAAAAGAAACTACAACCACTACGGGTACGGGTGCTGTATCGCTTGGTGGCGCTGTAACTGGTTTTGAAACTTTTGCTGCTGGTATAGGTAATAGCAATACAACGTACTATGCTATTGTTCATCAAACAGCAAACGAATTTGAAGTTGGTTTAGGCACCTTAGATAGTGATAGTTCTGATTTAACAAGAACAACAGTAATATCTTCGTCTAATAGTGATAGTGCAGTTGATTTTGCAGCAGGAACCAAAGACGTATTTTGTACTATACCTGCAAGTAAATTAGTATTCGAAGACAATAATAATGATGCGACAGTTGGTCGTAATTTAACAGTAACAGGCGATTTAACAGTTTCTGGTGATGATATCACCATGGGCACAAACACAGCAGGTAATTTATTAATTGCTGATGGTACAAATTTTAATTCAATAGCTGTAGGTTCCTTATCTGAAATATCTACAGTAGCATCTGATGATGTGTTGATGGCAGTAGATACCTCTGGTGGAGGCCTTAAAAAAATAACAAGATCTAACCTTGTATCTGGTCTAGCGGCTGGAACTATGAGTAATGTTGTAGATGATACATCACCTCAATTAGGTGGCGATTTAGATACTAACTCTGCAAATATTTTAATAGATGATGCACATTTTATTGGTGATGAAAATGGTAATGAACAAATAATATTTCAAACAACAAGTTCAGCAGTAAACCAAATTGACGTAACAAATGCTGCTACAGGTAATGGACCTACTATATCTTCTACTGGAGGCGATACAAATATCAATCTTAATTTAACACCTAAAGGTTCTGGTGTTGTTATGATTGATGGTAATGTTGGTATTGAGTCTGGAACAATAGATCTTAAAAACGGTGGTTCAGTATCAAACATTAAATTTTATTGTGAGTCATCAAACGCTCACTACACAGCTTTACAGTCAGCAGCTCATTCTGCCTATTCTGGTAATGTAACATTAACATTACCTGCTTCCACAGATACCATTGCAGGTATAGCTGCATCGCAAACACTAACAAATAAAACAATTACAGCATCTAGTAACTCTGTTGGTTTAGACACATTAGATATTGATGGTGGAACTGATATAGGTGCTGCTTTAGCAGACGCTGATTTGTTTATTGTAGACGATGGGGCAGGAGGCACGAACAGAAAAGTTGCGGCTTCAAGAATAATAACATACGTAGATGCAAATGCAGGATTTGCAAGTAAGGGCTTTGCCACAGCAATGGCCATTGCCCTCTAGTTTATGATAATGTATAGGAGATAATATGGCACAAGATTTTGAATCCAACGGAGCAAGAGTAACAAACTCTGCTACAACAATTTACACATCTAACTCAGATGATGCAGTTGTTGGATTAAGATTAGCTAACATATTAACTGCGGCTGTAACAGTGGATGTTTATATTACAGAGGGTGGTTCAACAGACCGCTATATTGTAAAAACTTTAAGCATACCTCCGGGAAGTAGTGTAGAATTGATCCAAGGCGGATCTAAGCTAGTGCTTCAATCGGGTGATGTAGTCAAAGGTTTATGTGGAACAGCTAATGGCATTGATGCGTGGATTAGTGTAGTTGACGCAATAAGTACGTAGGAGATAACATGACGACAGAAGTAGGCGGACCAATTTATATAGGAGATACTCCGGGTGGAGAATCTTTTCCAGAATATGATTCTACTATTGATAAAGATCAAATAGTAAAAAATTCTGTTGTAGCAGGTCCTATAACATTAAATGCAACTATAACAGTTGAAGGAAACTTAGTGGTAGTATAATGGCGAATATTGAATTAGATGGTGCAAATAAAAAAATAAAAGTAGACTCTGGTGATCTAACATTAGATGTACCGGGTGATATTATATTAGATGCTGATGGTGCAGATTTAGTATTTGCAGATGGTGGAACTAATATTCTAAAAGTAACGAATAGTTCTTCAGATGTAGTATTTCAACCACAAGTAGATGCAAAAGATATTATCTTTAAACAGTATGACGGTACAACCGTAGCAACAGTAGAAGATAATGGAACATTTAATATTCCAACTGATAAACTAGCAATAAATGGAACGGCAGTTACTTCTACAGCGGCAGAGTTAAATATA